GTAACAGCCGGTGTATCCGATTTGATTCTGTTGAAAAGCAATCGTGATTATGGTGCGCTGCTCATTGAAATGAAAACTCCTGTTGGTCGGCAATCTGACTCACAGAAAGAATGGCAAAAGATAATTTGTGAAAACGGAGAATACAAATATGTTGTGTGCCGTTCGCTGGATGATTTCATTCGTGAAGTGGATGATTATCTAAAAAATACAGAATGATATGGGACGAAATGTAAAAAAAGGGCTCGACTATTTTCCTTTTGACGTTGACTTTTTTCAGGACATAAAAATAAGGAAACTGATCAAGTACCAGCGTGGCAAGGCCGTCACTGTATATGCTCTCCTGCTTTGTCTTATCTATAAAAATGGGTATTACATGTTGTGGGACGAAGAGTTGCCCTTCATATTATCGGAACAAACCGGTTTTGAAGAAGCGTATATACAGGAGGTCGTCAGATGTTGCCTGGCATTAGGGTTGTTTTCTAAAGAACTCTTTGATAAGGAAAAAGTTCTCACTTCAATCGGAATACAAGAACGCTATAAACGAATATGTGATGATTGCAGAAGAAAGTGTGAATTTTCAGAGTTTAACCTTATTTCTTCCGAAGATAAGCGTATTTCTTCCGAAGAAATGCCGAAAAACTCCGTAAAAAGTACACAAATAAAAGAAAAGGAAAATAAAGAAAAGAAAACTCCTCCTCAAACTCCCCCTAACGGAGTCGTTTCGTCGGATGGAGGAGGAAGAACAACTTCGTCTCTTTCTTCTGAAAAATATTTTGATATTAAGTCTGAACTACGTGGCAAACCGGGTGTAACAGAAAATGATGTATGGGAAGCTATGCGCCTAGCCGAAAACGGAAAAGAATCATCCATCGGCACAGAGCTCATCAAACAATGGTTAGACAACCCCTCAATGTGTGACTTCTATATAATCATCCAAAATCTACAGAGAATGGAGCGTGAGGGACAAATAAGGGTGATGTCTCATGAAAACTACTTCGTCTACGTCTTTCTGTTATTGAACCTGACAAAATCCGATGCTGATTCAGTGCGTTTGTATATCCAAGACCCGACACTGTTCGAAGAATGCAAAAAGCTGATTGCCGAAATTAAAAAAGGTGGCATCAACCAGCCCGGCAGATTCCTGCTCAAAAAGTTGAGAGAATGTCAAATGAGTATTAATAAACAAAATCTAAAATGAAATTAGTTCATGGCAGTTTATTCAGCGGCTTTGATGCCCCTAGTGTTGCAGCTTCATGGATGGGCTGGAAAAATGCCTTTCATTGTGAGATAAACCTTTTTTGCAACGAGATACTAAAATATTGGTTTCCAAATTCTGAACATTATGAAGATATTACCAAAACAGACTTTAGTCAATGGAAAGGAAAAATCGATGTCCTCACAGGCGGATTTCCTTGCCAGCCTTTCTCCCTTGCAGGTCAGAGAAAGGGAGCGGATGATAACCGTTACCTCTGGCCACACATGCTCCGTACTATACAAGAAATCCGACCCGCTTGGGTTATTGGTGAAAACGTTGCTGGAATCCTCACAATGGTTCAGCCCGGTAAGGAGACTGAAGTGGGAAGCCAAACCTCTCTTTTCGGAGAAGATAACCGAAAAAGAATATTGCTACGACAAGAATATGTTGTCGAAACCATCTGTAAAGACCTTGAGCGAGAAGGATATTCCGTCCAACCGTTGCTTATTCCGGCTTGTGCCGTTGGAGCGCCCCATAGAAGAGACAGAGTGTGGTTTGTTGCCCACCGTACAGACGCAAGGCTTGAAGATGTGCGACGAACAAGGGAAGACGACATTTTATCCGCTGGAAATGTTACCGACTCCAACAGCAAGAAGCTACAAGAACGGATCAAAGTTAGAAGACGGAAGAACCAAGAGAAAGCAGGAACAAGGGTGGACGATGGAGTTGAACGATTTGGCAATATGCGGTATGCTCCCTACTCCGACAACGAGAGATTACAAGTCTTCAATATCTCCCAACGGAATGATGCGGAAAAACGGAAAATTGAGGAACGATACCTTGAGCAATATTCCAGTGATGTTAGGAGAGCATTGCACTCAACGCCCTGGGACGACTTCCCAACTCAATCCCCTGTTTGTCGAGGAAATGATGGGGTTCCCGTTAATGTGGACAACCTTACCATTCCTTTCACAAAATGGAGACAGGAATCAATTAAAGGATATGGAAACGCCATAGTTCCGCAGGTGATTCTTGAAATTTTCAAAGCGATTGAAGAAATAGAACAATCAGAGTAAAACTAAATCAATAATGAGTGAAATCAAGAATCTAAAAACAGGTGACTTATTCTCTCTTCGCAAAAATGGAGCGACGTATGAGTTTCTTGGATATTGCCCGATTGAAAACCTACCTGTTGCTTTTAACCCTCGTAAGTACGAGATAGTCTATTTTGAAGACGAAAATAAAAAAGTGTATAAATTATGAAGATAATAGTAAGTTTTTCTGGTGGTAAGGATTCTCAAGCCTGTTTAATCCAAGCTACCAAACAATACGGAGCCGATAAAATAGAAGCCGTATTTTGTGATACGGGCTGGGAACATCCCGATACCTATCAACACATAACAGATACTTGTTCTCAAATGGGTGTTAAATTAACCACGCTAAAATCAAAGCATGACTTTGTCTCTTTAGCAGTATATAAGAAACGTTTCCCATCTACCAATGCCCGGTTCTGTACTTCAGAACTAAAGATGAAACCCATGATTGACCATGTACTTTCGCTTAATGAAAGCTGTATTATCATTCAAGGAATTAGAGCAGGTGAAAGTGCCGCACGTGCTGCAATGGAGGATGAATGTATGTACTTCAAATCATATTTTCAACCTAACAGGAACGGGAAAAAAGAAACTTATCGGAGTAAAGAGGTTCGGGAATGGTGTTCAAAATACGATGCTTCCGTTATCCGTCCTATTTTTCGTTGGACCTCACAGGAGGTTATTGATTGTATTCTAAATACCGGACAAAAGCCGAATCCACTTTACTACAAAGGATTTTCTCGTGTTGGTTGTTTTCCCTGTATCATGTGCCGAAAACGTGAAGTATTGCAGTTAATGCAGGACGAGCCAATGAAACAAAGGCTGTTAGATGCAGAACGTCTCATGCGTGAAAAAACAGAACGTGGCTCCACTTTCTTTCCACCGACCTACATTCCGAAATACGCATGTACAAACCGGCAATATCCGACGGTTGAAGATGTCTTCCGGTATGTAACCGACAAGAATGCCACATTAGACGCTTTTGAACCGGAAGGCGGTTACGCTTGCATGAGCATGTTTCATGGATTGTGTGAGTAATGAAATTTAATTCAAAACAATAAGTTACTATGAGTAAAACAAAAATCATATTAGATGCCTGTTGTGGAAGTCGAATGTTCTGGTTTGACAAACATAACCCGAACACTTTATTTGTAGACAAACGTTGCGAAACCGTCACAGCTAAAGATAGAGATAAAATCAGAAGCATAGAAGTGAAACCTGATATTGTAGCTGATTTCACAAACTTACCATTTGAAGATAATTCTTTCTATATGGTAGTATTTGATCCACCACATCTTAAAACACTTGGTGAAACTTCATGGATGGCAAAAAAATATGGAAAACTCCCTACAAATTGGCAGGAAGTGATAAAAGCAGGTTTTGATGAATGTATGCGTGTTCTAAAGCCAAATGGCACCTTAATATTTAAGTGGAACGAAAGCGAGATAAAAGCTGTTGAGATATTGTCTCTTATCCCTTATAAACCGCTATTTGGTCATACTACAGGAAGACAAAGTAAGAAAATATGGATGTGTTTTATGAAATTACCAATTAATGTATAACCGAAAGTTATGAATATAGGACTAATCGACGTTGACGGGCATCACTTCCCCAATTTTGCATTAATGAGATCATCTGCATACTATAAGGCGAAAGGTAATCAAGTAGAGTGGGCTACTCCTTTTAATAGATATGATAAAATCATGGCAAGTAAGATATTCACTTTTACTCCAGATTTCAATTACTTGACCTTACAAACTGATATACTAGAAAAAGGAGGAACTGGATATAACATAAAGAAACAATTATCATGTGAAATTGAAAGCAGTACATTGATGGATTATTCTATATATCCGCAGTATGACTTCTCCCTTCAATTTTTTTCACGTGGTTGTATCCGGAAATGTCCTTTTTGCCTTGTGAGAGAAAAAGAAGGATATATTCAGCCTGTTAATCCGGTTGATTTGAATCCACGCGGTAGATGGATTGAAGTTCTGGATAATAACTTCTTTGCTAATCCAGAATGGAAAACAGCTATAGATTATCTGATAAAAGCTGGACAAATGGTTAATTTACATGGTGTTGATGTTAGAATCATGAATGAGGAACAAGCATTTTATTTGAGTAAGTTGAAATTGAAAAGAAGAATCCACATAGCTTGGGACTTGCCTTCAATTGACCTTACAGATAAGCTCAAAGAAGTGACTAAATATATCAAACCTCGCAATTTGTCTTGTTATGTTCTAGTCGGCTTTAACTCAACAATTGAACAAGATATGTATCGGTTAAATCGACTTAAGGAGTTGGGCATCTCTCCTTTCGTACAGCCATACCGAGATTTTAATAATAATCGCAAACCAACATTATACGAAAAGGATATTGCACAGTGGGCTAATAAACATCAAATATTCAAATCTTGTGATTTTGCGGACTTCTCACCACGAAAAGGATTTAAGTGCGAATATTATTTGAAACAATTAGAGTAAAACAGTACCAATATGAGAAAAAAACAAAAAGCGGCACGAGATTATGTGCAAAAGAGCAAAAGGATGATTAACGATGATAAAAGGGGTGTTTATCGCACACCCCCAAAGCGATTAAATGAGTCCAAGACTGCAAGCGATAAATATCATTTGAGCAATTTTATATGCCCAATCGATTGCTTTGTCAGCTATCTCTATTTTTTTCATAAACTTATAAAGTTTAAATTAATGAGACGGAAATTCAATCTTGAATTACACAAGTCTCTAAATAGAAAGACAGCTTTGATGGCGGAAGAGCATCGCTTCTCCGGCGACTACTCTTCATGTCTTAAGTTTGATACTCATTTTAATTGGCAACGCCCTACTCTTCCACTGTTACGCAGTACCATCGGCGTAACCGGGTTTAACTTCTCTGTTCGGAATGGGAAGAGGTGGATTCCCCGGTGCTATAGTTACCTAGATCATCTACTTACTTATTTACGTAA